CAGCCCAGAGCTTGAGGATCTTTTTATCCTCAATCAGATCGCTGTAGAATTTATTCGTGGTACTCGAATCTGCATGTCGGCACCATTTCTGAGATGTGTATAGACTCTCAGTCGTAGATACATAACTGCCAAACAATTTCCGCAGTTCATGCAAAGGGCTTGCTCGATCCCAGCCAACATCTCTGAGAAGCCCTAGTGCTTCTTCGAACACTGGTCTTCCGCTGTCTGCTCTATTCTTGATCAGATAATCTTCGCCTGATGCGGTGTTTAGTATTTTCTTAGCTACAGCTTTATCCCCCATGCTGTGGCCCTGATGTCCTCCCTTTGGGCGGAATTGTTTCTCCGCTTTCACGGTAACCCGAGCCTTTGACCCTTCGAGATCGAACCATGATCTTCGGCAATGGAATATCTCATTTCGTCTCAGTCCAAAAATTAAGGATAAGCCCAAAAGTGTATGTACATCGCCTGAGGTCGTATGCCAAAGGGCAAAGGTGTCATTAACTAAGGACATAGGCGGAAGGACATAATCAGTACCCAACTTCTTATAGAAGTCTATGTCTTGAATGTCTTCATTGAAGTCAGTACTAAACCCATCAAAAATCTTATGGTTAAAGATGGCTTTGGTGCATCTGATCTTTGAGTTGACTGTTCTCTTGCGTGACTGAATCTCCCCCTCATCGGTCAATCCTTGCAGTGCGAGAACTTTATACCCATTTATGAAGGAGGTATTCAACTCTCCGCAATCGAAGTCATCGACATCCTTGGTATTCAACATTACACGAACAACCCTTTTCAAGTTGTCCATGTAATCCTTCACGGTCTTCTGGGTGATCCCCAGTGCGACCCTGTGATCATTTAGCCTCTGTTCAACATCCTTGATGGTTGGTGTCGGATCTTTCTCTGCGTTGAATTTCTTCTTCGCATACATCTCAATCACCTCCTTTATAGGATAGAGCGTTTTGGCTGCACGAATCTTGTCAGCAAGATCCAATGCCTGGCGTTTATCATGTCCGAGCGGGAACCAATACTGCTTGCCATCGATCATTGGGCGGTAAGCCCAAACTGCATTTTTCGATTTTCGCTGTATTCGCGTTCCAACGCGGGAGCGGGCGCCTAATTGACGCATAGGTTGGTGTGTGGTCATTCGGTTGATGTAGTGTGTTTTTTTCATAGTGTCCAGTGTTTATGCGGGACCTACACTACGGGTAGTATTAATTTTCAAATTTTGAATCCGGCGCGTCTACCAATTCCGCCATCCGGGCTAAAGTGTTGAAAATTAATGACTTGACGAATGTAGTGCAAGCCTATACAATGTATATATTGGCGTTCTAACGCCTAATCGACGCATAGTAAAGAACAAATGAAAAAGTGGTTAGATAAACAAAAAGACCAAGAGAAGCATATGCTCGAGGCTGTAAACATCCAGGTGAGAGAAGTGGTCGAAGACCTAATCCCTCAAATCAGGTTATCAGCTTTGGAAAATGAAATGATGTCGGATGTACGACTAAACATTCACTTCGAGTTCAACGAGAAGAACACGGAGATCTGGAGTGAAGGTCAAGTCTCATTCCCACCGAAACAGTCGGTGTCGACAGCATTTCAGATAGGGTATGGGTCAGAAAAAGAAAAACAAGATTCTTGAGAAGCTGGGGCTAAGCGCTGACGAAGTTCGCACAGCGTTTAATGTAAATACACCCAAGGAGAAGCCTAAACCCAAAGGCTATCTTTTTCGGCATGACCAGATGCGAATGTCCAAACGCATGAAGCGTTGGGAAACAATGGTCTACGCTAGGTTCCTTAGCGGTATGCACCCAAAAATTATTGCTGGATGCCTTGGTGTAAGCGAAGAGACCGTAAGAGTTAGGCTTAGGGCCGCAGGATTCTTCGTGAAAGACCTTAAAGTTTCTTAAACAAGTCCCACTCCTCCTTAAATCGCTCCGTCATTGACCGTGAATTTTCAATGTGGGGGTAAAACCACACTGATTTTGCACCAATCTCAAGACATGGAATGATGTACCATGTGTTCACCGGTTCGACATAAGCTGCCAATATGTCGACTTTTGTGCAATCTATCGACGTTTTGGAACTTTGACCTGTCGCCGCCAGAACTTTATATCTTTTCTTCCCCGTGCGACCTCCTTCACGATTCTCAGATGCTGTACCCTTGATCTGAACCTTGTAGAGCTTTCCTGCCCCGTTCTGGACAATGCAATCGATGGGCAGATTATCACCCGCAGGTATAAACAAGTCATAGCCCTTCTCCAAAATTCTGGAGAAGAACTTGTACTCGTATACAGTGCCTGCGGTTTTATTAGCCATCTAAACCATCAACAACCCATCCGTACTGTAGTTTCTTGGATCGGGAAACCCATGGAAAGCCTTTAGACTGCATATGCTTCAAGCCCCAGCCTAAGCTTCTAGTGGAAATATCCTTCAGCAGAATCTTGTTAGCTTCATTTGCTCCGAGAACTTTAAGAAGTTCAGAGCATGTGCCTTCCCAGAAATCTTCTTTCAGTGTCTTTCTCCACATCTGCAAAAGCTCGATAATATGAGCGAAATTACTATTCGCTCCAGCAAGCTCTTGAATCTCCTTGTGAAGAAATGCTTTCACTCCAAATCGAAGCTCAACGAGCTCCTGCGGAATCTCATAATCCAAAAGCCAACGGGCAAAGGCCGGAAGTTCGGCTTCGGCTGTCTTTTTCGTCTTAGAGTTAAAAGCGTAGCCATCATTACACTTAAAAAGCATAAGCTTATCCCGTATACTCATGTCCAAATCTGGGAGAAGTCTCATAGATACAGGGTCATCATTAAGAGTAATACTGATCCGTCCTCTCCAATAAGCCCGTCCCGATTTCTTGAATTTACCCTTGATCAGAAATGTGTCGTTAGCTGTGTGCTCCTTGAGCCTTGCCGTGAAAGCTGTGTGCATGGCAGAAGATGCTGTGGGTGCTTCGTCATCGACTAACCAAGCCCCAAACTCAAACAGGTGTTCTGTCCAATCTTCCTTCCCCGTAAGATAATCGGAGGCTTTAATACCACCGCCGAGCAAACCACCAAGAATTACATTGTTGTATAGAGTCTTTCCGCAATTAGGTGGACCGACAAGAAAGTGTGCATGACCTTTTTCTGGCTTACCTTCGTACGCATTTGCGTACGCATAGGCCAGCCAAGCCAATTCATACTTTAGCTGCTCCTTCCCAAGCATGTGCTCCATCCATTCAGCAATTATTGGAAAGTGCTCACCCCAGGAACCACTATCATTACTTGGTGCCAGGGGTCTAATCTTTGCGGTGTTGAAGTACAATCCGTTCTCATGATTTACAATTCTCGCCTTTGTGAAACAAAAGGGGATACCTGCATCTACTCTTTTGGTCGTATTTACCATATGAATGGCGCGACGGGCTTCGGAGACATTCTCATGCCTTCCGGGTCGAGCTGAGAGGCTATAGCGGCATTGCAGGTCCAATAAGGTGTCTTCCTTGCTGTTAACCGTGTAACCGCCTTTACCGTCTTCTATGAAGTAATTTCTGCCGTCGAACCAATAATTCTTAATAGCCTCACCGATCCGTCCAACTTCGAAGTCCCTGACAAAACCAGTTCCAAGTATCTCCCTCCATGAGTAGAAAGCTTTAGGCATGTTGAACACTTGCATGCCGGTCTCTCTGACAATAGCTGAGTCTACAGATTTATGGTTCCCGCCTGGATCCCAGAATGTCGGTCCTCGAACACCGTCCTTAAATTCTCCAGGCCATTTATTATTAGGGAATAATCTTTTGACCTCCTCAAAAACAGTGTCCAGGGGGATGTTTGCATCCACTCCATCAAAATCTGATGAGCGAGATTCCTCATACTGCCAGTAATGGAGAAGCTTTAAATCGATTTGAGATTTAGGGCTGACAGGTCTCCAATCGTGACCCTGAAGCAGGTAATGCTGCTTTGTAAAATTAGGCTCGTCGAATCCTCGGGCAACAGCATCTCTGCCTGTAAGCTTCAACTCACCAGCAACCCTCTTAAGGAATCGAGTAGTATTCTTGGGAGAGTGTAAGCAAATCTTGTCCTCAAACAACCAAACAGCGTGTATCCCTCCCGAGTAGCTCCTGCTGATGTAATTAACAGGGTATTCTAAATCAATAAGGCGGCGGACAATATCTTCATACTGCTCGTCAGTAAAAGTTGCATCCCAATCCGCACAGACGCCATGCAGGTTATGCATTGGGTTCTGATTAGATATCCGCTGATTAGGATCCACACCCTCTGCGGTTGAATAAGCACAGTATTTTGTCCCCGGTAGTTTACACCAGCTTTTAAAAGCTGCTGTGTTCTTAAACTCTGGAAGCTCAAACTCCAGCTCCCACGGTTTCCTTTTGAATATCTGCGTACTACTTAGATTTGGAATCGTGAACAAATCCATAATATATTATTTCCTCCATTTGTCGGGCTACTTCCAATTCTAGATCGGTCTCGTAGCACGATATGTTTCTTATTTTTCCATCAATTAAATCATCGCTGATACCCGCTTCTGAAATATGGGTATCTCCGTCTATGTCTCTCTCCCGCTCAACATGAATCACCGATCCACGCTCCCCAACAAACCGTGCCTCGTTATCGAATCGAACATCGTCGATGACATAATTAGTTTTCGGTTTGAGTTGCTTGCGAAGCGCTTGGATCCATACATCTCCAGAGACTAACATTCTGCCCCACTCTGTGCCAAGCGACTGGCAGAGCTGTCTTGGACTTTTCCCGTACTCATCAAGAGGAATCTCCTTAAATGCAGGATCGTTCAATTCCGCATCACCAAGCCCCAGAACACGAAGCATTTGCTTAATTGGAGTGGCAAATGAGATTATCTCATAACCATGCAACTTGTTAATTATTTTCGCTACGGTGCTCTTACCGCAACCTTTTCCACCAGCTAATCCAATTATCATTTCGTGTACTCCTTGGTTATGATTGCTTCACTGTCGAGCGGGACATCCTTCATCCACTCTGGCCCCTGCTTCATGATCTCCTGAATGTCAGCCTTTGCGTGCAGTGCCATGTCTTCATCTACTTCAACGACCACTTCATCGTGGACATGAAGGACGATCTTCTTTCCAGCCTTTTCAAGATTGGTCATGATGAACCCAAAACAGTCACGGGCTGTCGCCTGAACTGCATTCTGGAAAAGGTTTGCTCCGTATTGGTAAACTCTACGCAATGCTCCTTTCTGAGTTTTACATGTCACCCCATCGTGCTGATGTTGACATGAGAAATAATGTAAGGTTCTGCCGCTAGGAATCTCAAAAGAGAAATCGTCACCCTCAGCCGCTGCCATCTTGTACTCCCTGTCGAGCTTCTTCCACATCGCTGTTATCTTTGGGTTCTTGTCACGAAAGTCTGAGACCTGGATATACGCATTAACCCACTGCCTTCTCTCTTTTTCAGATAGGGTAGGGTATATTGATCCTTTGCCGGGTTGGTAAGTGTTAGCGAATTCCTCAAAGCGAATCTCATCCTTACGAGAAAATCCCATGTCTAGAATCTGCTGTTGCCCGTACTGAGCTACAGTCTCCGCAAACTTAAACCATCCACTGCCGTAACCAAGCTGAAGCACACGAACCTTAGCCAGCAGGTATAGCTCGGGATCCTCATCCTTGAGTTTACCTCCTGTCCATCCCATGGTCTGCCGAGCATGAGCTTCATACGGACTCATACCTTGCTTGATTAATTTCAGGAAGTCCTCATCACCCGCGATAAATGCTGTAAGTCTAGGCTCGATCTGCGAAAGGTCAGCAACGACAAAGGTCTTG